TACTTGCTGAGAACAATAAACCTAGACTACTATATTATTTAAAAAGAAGAGGATACAGGGGATATTCTATGAATAGGCCCGATAGATTGTGGAATAAATTATCGGTTACTGAAAAAGAAATTGGAGGTATACCGAATTCAAGTGAAGACATTAGGCAAGCACACGCAGCAGCTATTGAAACCTATATAAATGCTCATGTTGGTGTATTGTCAGATGGAAACTACGGTGATCTGTACTTTAATAATACATTAAATGATTGGGCTAAGTTTGATATAAACAAAAGAACGAAGTTTGATGCAGCTATTAGCTCAGGCTTAGCTGTTATGGCATGTAATAAAAATAAATACAGACCGAGTGCAGAAATACAAAAGCAAAAAGTTAACATTAGCTTTTCAAGATACGAAAATAAAGGAATTACATCAAAAATAATTAATTAATATGGCTGAGTCAGTTATAAAAAGTTACTTCCCAAGCCAAACGGCTAGCGACGATGAAAAATTAGGATTGGATTACGGTCTTAATGTTGCTAGAGCTATTCAAAACGAGTGGTTTAAAAAAGATAGAGGATCAAATAGATTCTTCGTTAATCAAAACAACTACCACAAATTAAGATTATATGCAAGAGGGGAACAAAGCGTACAAAAATATAAAGATGAATTATCTATTAACGGTGATTTATCATATTTAAATTTAGACTGGAAGCCAGTACCAATAATTCCAAAGTTTGTAGATATTGTAGTAAATGGTATTGCAGAAAGAACTTATGATATAAAAGCACATTCGCAAGATCAGAATGGTGTTAATAAGAGGACTCAATACATGGAAGGTATTCTTGCTGACATGAGAACTAAAGAATTTGGTAACTACGTTCAAGAACAGTTTGGCCTTAACGTATTTAATAATGATCCTGCTACACTACCGGATAATGAAGATGAATTGCAATTACATATGCAGCTTAATTACAAGCAAGCAGTTGAAATAGCGGAAGAACAAGCGATACAAACTATACTTAATCAAAATCAATACGAATTAATAAAGAAAAGATTCTTTTATGATTTAACTGTTTTAGGTATTGGTTGTGTTAAAACATTGTTTACACCATCAGAAGGTATTGTAGTTGATTATGTGGATCCTGCTAATATAGTTTATTCCTATACTGAATCACCTTATTTTGACGATATATATTATGTAGGCGAAGTTAAAACAATAACTATAAGTGAATTAAAGAAACAATTTCCTAATTTAACTAACGAAGAGTTAAAAGCAATAACAGAGCAAGGCAATCAGGATTATAGTATTTACAATAAATACAACAGCCAACAACAAAATCAAGATAACAATTCTGTTCAAGTTATGTACTTTAATTATAAAACCTACATGAATGAGGTTTATAAAGTTAAAGAAGTATCAACAGGTGCTGAAAAAATTATTAAGAAAACAGATGCGTTTAATCCTCCGATGGATGGTAACTTAAGATTTGAAAGAATTGCTAAAAACATAGAGGTATTATATGAGGGTGTGTTTGTTCCAGGTTCTAATAAATTATTAAAATGGGAACTTGCAGATAACATGCTACGTGAAAAGAGTGATGTTAATAAAGTTAAACTTAACTATTCTATTGTAGCACCTAGAATGTATAATGGTAAAATTGAATCTTTAGTAAGTAGAGTCACAGGCTTTGCTGATATGATTCAATTAACACATTTAAAAATACAACAAGTATTATCAAGAATGGTTCCTGATGGTGTTTATTTAGATGCTGATGGATTAGCTGAAATTGATTTAGGTAACGGTACAAATTATAATCCTCAAGAAGCATTGAATATGTTTTTTCAAACAGGATCTGTAATTGGTAGATCATTTACATCTGAGGGTGATATGAACCCTGGGAAAGTTCCTATTCAAGAAATAAGTAATAATGGAGGCGCTAATAAATTAGCTCAATTAATCAGTACATATAATTATTATATGCAAATGGTTAGAGATGCTACAGGATTAAATGAGGCAAGAGATGGTAGCACCCCAGATAAAAACGCTTTAGTTGGTGTTCAAAAACTTGCAGCTGCAAATTCGAATACAGCAACAAGGCATATATTACAAAGTGGTTTATTTTTAACAGCTGAACTTGCTGAAAAAATATCATTAAGAATATCGGATGTTATAGAATATTCACCAACAAGAAACGCATTTATACAAAGCATTGGTGCTCACAACGTTGCCACATTGCAAGAAATGTCAGAATTGCATTTATATGATTTTGGTATATACTTAGAATTAGCGCCGGATGAAGAAGAAAAGCAATTACTTGAAAACAATATACAAGTTGCTATTGCACAAAATAATATAGAGCTTGAAGATGCTATTGATATTAGAGAAATTAAAAATACTAAATTAGCAAATCAAGTACTTAAATTAAGAAGAAAGAAAAAGCTTGAAAGGGATCAAAAAGCACAACAACAAAATATACAAGCTCAAGCCCAGGCAAATGCGCAGGCTCAGCAAGTTGCTGCTCAAGCAGAAGTGCAAAAACAACAAGCTTTAACACAAAGTCAAATACAATTAGCACAAGCTAAATCACAATTTGAAATGCAAAGAATGCAAGGTGAGGTTGAAATGAAAAAACAACTTATGCAATTAGAATTTCAAATGAATATGCAAATGCAGCAAATGACAGCGCAGGCTAAAGATGCTGAAATGAATGCTAAAGAAGACAGAAAAGACGATCGAACAAAAATACAAGCTAGTCAACAAAGCGAGCTCATAGAGCAGCGAAACAGTAAAACACCTCCTAAAAAATTCGAATCCAGTGGAAACGATATATTAAGCGGTGATTTCGGCTTAGGTGCGTTTGAACCTAAGTAATATATAATGTATAATCATATAATATTTTATCATGGCAAAAGAAATGAAAGCTAAAGCCGTAGAGACTGAAGAGTTATCTACAGCTGAAAAAGAACAAAAAGTACAAGAAAACGCAGGCGTCAAAATTGAAGACGGCGTTTACAAGGTGGATTTATCAAAACCACCAACAACAGAAGTTGAACCAGAACCAGAAGCGGTTGTAGAAGAACCAGCGGAAGAGGAGGTAAAAGAAGAACCAGTATTAGAAGAAAGCACTGAAGAACCAGAGCAAGAAACTGAAGAGGTTGAAGAAACAGTATTAGAAGAAGTAATAGAAGAGCCTGAGACTGAAAAGCAAGAAGATGAAATTATTGAACCTGAAGTAAAAAAAGAGGAAACAATAAAAGAAGAAAAAACAGATTATCCAGATAATATTCAAGAGCTGGTTAAGTTTATGAACGAAACGGGTGGTTCTTTAGAGGATTACGTTAAACTAAATAAAGATTATACAGGTTATGAAGACATGTCTTTATTAAGAGAATACTACGAACAGGCAAAGCCACATTTAACATCTGATGAAATAAGTTTTTTAATTGAAGACAAATTTTCATTTGATGAAGAAATTGATGAGCCTAAAGATATTAGAAGAAGAAAATTAGCGTTTAAAGAAGAAGTGGCAGCGGCCAAAAATCATCTTGAAGGACAAAAAGCTAATTATTATAAAGAAATTAAAGCTGGATCTAGGTTAACACAAGACCAGCAAAAGGCGATAGACTTTTTTAACAGATATAATGAAGAGTCTGAAGAGTCGCAAAAAATAACACAGCACCAAAGAGCTGTATTTAACAATAAGACTGACAATCTTTTTAACAATCAATTCAAAGGTTTTGAATATAAGGTTGGTGACAAGAAGTACAGATTTAATGTTAAGAATGTGAATGAGATTAAAAAATCCCAAAGTGATATTTCAAATTTTACTAAGAAGTTCTTAAACAAAAATAATGAAATGAGCGATGCAAGTGGTTATCATAAATCTTTATTTACAGCAATGAATGCTGACGCAATTGCGAATCATTTTTATGAACAAGGCAAGACTGATGCTATTAAAGAATCAGTTAAGTCTGCTAAGAATATTAATATGGATCCGAGGTCGGGACATAAAAATATTGAACCTAGTGGAATAAAAGCGAGAGTAGTTGGCGGTTTAGATTCAAAAAACCTTAAATTAAAACTTAAAAATTACTAAAAAATGGCAACAAACGTTTCATTTGCTGGCCCAGCAGCTGGCAGTATAATTAGCCCAAGTGCACAAAAACAAACACTTGCATCTAATTATTTAAATTTCCACGGTTCAGGTGGAGCAAATTGGTCACAACAATATTTACCTGAATTGTACGAACAAGAAGTAGAAAGATATGGAAATAGAACTATATCTTCTTTCTTAAGAATGGTAAGTGCAGAAATGCCTATGGCTTCTGATCAAGTTATTTGGTCTGAACAAGGTAGATTACATTTATCTTATAATGGTTCAATAAACCCTGCAACAGGAATTATTGACACTATCACAGGAATTGACTCTGGAACTGCAGAGGCTCACGCTGTAAGAAAAGGAGCAACTGTAGTAGCTTCTATTGGATCTGACGTATTCAAAGCATACGTAACAGCTGGTATCGAAGCATCAACATCTGCTTTAACTATCAAGCCTTACGGTGGTGCGAATGTAGAAGATATAGGATCTATCGGTTCTACTGATAACCAAGCAATTAAATTTTTCGTATACGGTTCTGAATACGGAAAAGGATCTGCAAGTATGACTGACGCTGTTGAGCCAACTTTCAAGTCTTTTACTAATAAGCCACTTATTATTAAAGATCACTACGAAGTTAATGGTTCTGACACAGCTCAGATCGGATGGGTAGAAGTATCTGGAGAGTCTGGACAAAATGGATTCCTATGGTATTTAAAAGCTGAAGGTGATACAAGAGTAAGATATGAAGATTACTTAGAAATGGTAATGATTGAAGCTGAGAAAAAAGATGGTGGAGACGCTGCAGTTCCAGATGGTTCTGAAGGGTTATTTTCTGCAATCTCTTCAAGAGGTATCGTAGCGAGTAATCAATTTGACTCAACTACACCAGCTGCTGACAAGTTACCAGAGTTTGACTTATTATTAAAAGAATTAGACAAACAAGGATCAATTGAAGAAAACATGTTATTCTTAGATAGAGATGCAAATCTTTACTTCGATGATATGCTAGCAGGATTAAACCCGAATATTTCAGGTGGTTTATCATTTGGAGTTTTTGAAAACTCTCAAGATATGGCACTTAATTTAGGTTTCTCTGGATTTAGAAGAGGTTCTTATGACTTCTACAAAACTGACTGGAAATATCTTAACGATAAATCTACAAGAGGTTTAGTAGGTGGTATAAGCGGACTTTTAGTTCCAGCTGGTACATCTTCAGTGTATGACCAACAATTAGGTAAAAATGTTAGAAGACCTTTCTTACACGTAAGATATAGAGCTTCTGAGACTGATGACAGAAGAATGAAATCTTGGATTACTGGTTCAGTAGGCGGTGCGCAGACTACTGGTGATGACAAAATGGAAGTTCACTACTTATCAGAAAGATGTTTAGTAGCACAAGCAACGAATAATTTTGTGTTATTTAACTCTTAATACTTAACGTAATTTTTACCCTCGTTGTTCTGACGGGGGTAATCATTACTCTATTAATTTTTATTATATTATATCATGGCAAAAGAAAAAAAGATAGCGGTAGCAGAACCGCAAGTAAAAGAAGTTCCAACTTCTAAAGTTCCTAAATGGGAAATAAAAGATAGGGTTTATGAATTAACATCTCAAAAAACACCTATTGTATTTATATTAAAAAGCAGAGGATTACTTTGGTTTGATGAAAAACTAGGGTACGAAAGAGAGATTAAATACTGTGAAAATCAAAAAACAGTATTTTTAGATGAAATGAAAGGGCCAGAAAGATTAAGTCACATTATATTTAGAGACGGAAGACTTTTTGTACCAAAAGAAAAAGTAACTTTACAAAAGTTTCTTTCTAATTTTCATCCTGATAATGGGAAAAAGTTCATAGAACATAACCCAGTACAAATTGCAGAAGATGACATTAGTTATCTTGAAACAGAGATTGAAGCTTTAAATTTAGCGCAACAAATTGATATTGATCAAACAGAAGCAATACTTAGAACAGAATTAGGCAATAAAGTGTCTACGATGACTTCTAAGGAGCTTAAAAGAGATTTATTGTTATTTGCTAGGAGAAATCCAGAGCTATTCTTAGAGTTAGTTAAAGATGAAAACATAAGTATAAGAAATGTTGGTATAAAATCAGTTGAAATGGGTATTGTTAAACTTTCAAGTGATCAAAGAACATTTAAATGGGCATCGAACGACAGAAAACTTATAACAGTTCCTTTTGATGAAAATCCATATTCAGCTTTAGCAGCATACTTTAAAACCGACGAAGGTATTGAGGTATATCAAACTATTGAAAAGAAATTAAAGTAAGCGATTGTAGGTAAGGGCCTACTATTGTGGGCCTTTAACCTATAATAAAAATAAAATGAGTGTAAACATAAATACTGTATACCAAGCAGTGTTAGCTGTGACTAACAAAGAACAACGAGGTTATATAACACCTCAGGAATTTAATTATCTTGCAAATCAAGCTCAATTAGACATATTTGAGCAATATTTTTATGATGTAAATCAATTCGGTAGACTTCCTGGCAACAGTACAGAATATTCTGATATGGTAGACATATTAGATGAAAAAATAAGTTTATTTGAAAAAACTTCACAAGCCATAACTGGCGGAATAACTTTACCTAACGATCTATATAGGTTAGGCAGTGTTATATTTAATAACGCTGAAGCATCACAAGTTAAACAAAAGGATTGGATATATATAAAATCCACACCTTTAAATCAACCAACAAACGATTTTCCTATTTTCATTAAAGATGAAAACGGAGTTAAAATTTACGGTAAAGACGCAAGCGGTAATGTAGAACAAAAAACATCAGGTGTTACTTGTAATTACATAAAACAACCTGCAGTTGTATCTTGGGCCTATAATTCTGTAACAGGAACTTACGATGCTGGCAACTCAATTAACTTTGAATTACACCCTTCTGAAGAAACTGAGCTTATAATTAAAATATTAGGTCTAGCTGGCATAATACTTAAAGATAATTCTTTATACGGTATTGCTAGCGGCGAAGACGTAAAGAACACTCAACAAGAAAAATCATAATAAATGGGGCTACTTAATCAATCACAACAACAATATCACGAAGGAGGAGATTTCGGAGGCTATCAATTTATAACGCTAAAAGATATTATAAATAACTTTATGTTGTCTTATGTAGGCGAAGATAAAATTATAGCTAAAATAAAAAGAACTAATGTAGCTTTCTATGCACAACGAGCATTACAAGAGCTTAGTTACGATACATTAAAATCCGAAAAATCTAGAGAAATAGATATACCGCCTACATTAGTAATGGCGCTACCACAAGATTACGTTAATTATGTAAAAGTAAGTTGGGTTGATGTAAATGGTGCTGAACACGTTTTAATTCCAGCATCACAAACAAGTAATCCAGAAGCTATTATACAAGATGATCAATATAACTTCACGTTTGATTCAAATGGTAACTTGTTAAAAGCTAACGAGTCTGAAACATGGAAAAAGTTCAAGGGCCAAAATACAGGGTCTGATGCTGTTAATGATTTTTATTTAACAGAAACTCTTGATGGTAAAAGATATGGATCTAGCCCTGAAAATATGAATTCAAACGGATCTTTTTATATTGATCCTATAAAATCAAGAATACACTTTTCTGGTAACTTAACAGATAAAACTGTAACTTTAAAATATATAACAGATGG